AAGACCTCCATCGCTGGAGGGCTGACAATGGGAGCAACAAAATGATGTGTGTGCGTGCCCTCAGAGAGCTCGATGCGACGAATCCGTGGATTGGTAGCATGAGCGCTGTAGAGATCGCGCACACCAGTGGGGTGTAAAAGTTCGGTGACCAAGGGGCAGCTGAAAGCGACATAACCGGTCGTACCAGGTCCACACGTGAACCGGACGGTCAGTACTCCGCCAGTGACCCGCGTCAAGGGTGAGATGAGTGTGGAGGGAGCACCGACGGCCTGTGCCATCTCAAAGGCGGGATCGGTAATGTTGACGGTGGTAACCGCGTCGGAGTTCTCGTCCGCGAGCGTTGCATCTGGTCCATTCCAAATAAAAGGCTTCGCGACCAAAAACAAACCCGAAGCAGTGGTACCGTCACCACGAGCGGTGCTACCAATGGAAGGGTCGTGAAGGTGGTTCAAAGCAAGGAGATGAGTGGTGCTCCTCGCTGGGTGAAAGAGTATTGAAAGTCTCGGGTGGTTCTCGTTCCGGGTGACGGAGAAACGAACCCGAGTGTTGATCAACTCTAAACGAGTTGGGGTGGTAAAAGGTAGGCCCCTCTTGAGCTCAAGGAGTGCACGTTTGTACGCCCCGGATGACCTCAACGTCCCGCGGCCGGACTGCGCCCGCCGGCCCGCCAACATGTACTGGTAATAATGCTGCGGAGTTGGCACGTAAACATTGCCGCGTCCCTGGCCTTTGGCGGCCCGGGCCCGACGGCCGGACGGCCGCCGGGTGGCTTGTTGCTGAGACCTCTGGGCGTGAGCTGCTTTGTCGCGCTGCGATTGCTGCTTGCGACGGCGAAGCTCTTGCTCGCTTGGCTGCTTCTTTGATTGCGGCGGCATGAGGCCCAGACCTGCGAATCAAATCAAAGAGGTTAAGGCAATATTTGCCTATAAGGTTAACCGTTTGAACGACGGCTGGCGTAAGAAAAGGTGTGAGAAGAACAATAAAATCCTTCATTGTAACAACGAAAACCCACCTACCCTCCCGTTGACTAGATCAAAACGGGGTGAAACGAAGCTGGACTTACATCTCAAAGCGAGACGCATGGAAAAGAACAGCGCACTACCTCTCCAGGCAGTTCGGACCCTTGGAGGCGATTCGCCCCGCGGTAGACGCTGATTCCCAGCGGCACGCCGAGAATGCCACCGGACCACCCTAAAGGAAGGTCTCGAGGGAGATCCCCGCCCCTTCGACGTAGTCAATGCCGGACAAGGAGGGATTGACGTAAACGATCATGTCGTTGATAACCTCCTTGTGCGGTGAATGGCGAACAGCGAAAAGCACACCTGTGGCCTGATCTCGTTCAACCTTGTTGACAAGGGCAAGGCGCAGGGCTAGCTTCTCCACGTTGTCGAAGACAGCGTCAGGTCCAGAATCAGACAAGAGGTCGTAATTGTGACTGGTGAAGGGGAGGGCAGCCAAGGACTCAATAGGCCCTGGGTCCTCGCCCTTCTTCGCCCCCGTGACCCTGATGCCCAAAGCAGCATAATGAGCCATGTAATCCTGGACGTTAGTCGGGGCATCCTTGCTAGCTGAGTCATCGCCCATCACCAGAGAAAGAAAGTCCTCAACGTTCTGAAGTAGAACCTCGACGTCTCCCTCTAACTTGTGGATAGTAGTCTAACTCAGCCAGCTGATTCATGTTGCCGTTCGACGAGGCAGTAGAAAAGATGCCGGATCCGACCAGACCGAAAATGTCGATCTGATAGAGAACGCTGCCGACTTGCGCAACGTGCGCGGAGAGTGCCATGGCGAGCTTCATCTGAGCCTCCTGGAAACCAAAAGGCGCCCCACCGGCGTGCGCTAAAATCGCGCGAAGCTGTCCGTCGCCAGCCCACAGGTGTCGCGAGATAGAAAGGTCCCAACCCTTCCGATCTGCGGCGCCACCTCTCTTGCTGCCAATGAGGCGCCGCAAGGCCCTCTTCGTCTGCGCCAAGCCCTCATTGTGATGACCCATCCCGGCGGCGTTCCCAAAGGTAGGGAATGCTGCAGAGTGAGTAAAGTCGGCTTGGTAAGCGGCAACACAAGAGACGTTGTGGTCACCATGTAGCAGGCGGGATACGACTTCTTGCGTGATGCAAGTTTGCCAAATAACCCGCCAGGCCTTGACATCAGATTTGCTGCGCTTAGTGGCCTCGGGCTTGTTCTTGAGTATCTCAGGCATCAAGTAGCCACCCTGGTATAGCTGCCAGGGCGTGGCGTTCGCGATCCAACTGAAGTCAGTGGCTAAGAAAAGAGCCAATTTAACGACCGTGGCCGGGATGCAGTCTGAGGACTCAACGTAATCCCGCTTGCAGCCAACAGCACCCTTAAGATGCCAACCCACGCCCTTCTCAAGGGCCAACGCTTCCAAATGACGTTTGATGCAGTCATACAGCGACTCCTCGTCATTCCAAAGAGGAGCAGGATAGCCGGAAGCTAGCATGGGCACGGTGCGAGGGTCCAAGGGCTTGCAATGCACGCGGCTCTTCAGCTGCTGGTTCAGCGAATCAGCAACGTCGCGCGGGCCAGTAGGAGGCCAAACGCCCTTGGCCTGATTGGCGACGGAGTCCCAAAGCCATTCAGGATACTTCTTAAAGAGCCCCTCCTTAGGAGGATCTCTCATCGGAGAGCTCTTGGCATTGTAACTACATCTGCTCTTGGGAGTCGCAAAATTAATACGCTGCGCGCCAGCAACCTCTTGAGCTGGCAAGATGTTGACCGCGAGGTAACGTTGAAAATACGTAGAAGCCTCCAAGTTGCCCTGAAAGTCAAGACCCTCAAACGCACGATAAAAATCGGCGGTAAGAGTGGTCTTCAAGGCTTCAGGATCAAGAAGAAACTGGTCAAGAATGCGATCAAACTTGACGCAATTGCTTGGAGTCTTAACCTCGGTCGCGGTACAACATTTCACGTCTGTGGCGTAAGCACGGTACTTCTGGTCCAACTCGCCCCAAGAATCGTGGATGCAATCGGGCGCAACCTGGGTGATGGTAAGCTCGCGGGGAGCTTCCATAACCGGTGAGGGGGTTGGAGGTGCGAAGTCGCCGCCAATGAAATGCGAATGCAAACAAGGCTTTGGAAGAGTGAAGGTCTTTGTCTCGGTTTCTTCAGAGATAAGCCCAGAAGGGCTCGTCGCAGGCGCGTTGAACTCGCCCCTGTCAACATCGTCATGAGTGGGTCCCTCATCGTATTGTTGGGAACCATAACGCATCTCCGCGAGCCAGTCTTCAAACTCCTCCTCCAACTTCTCTTGCTCCTTCTGCTCGAGGTACTCGTCGTCGGTGGTGTACCGGTAATCATACTCTTCGTCACCACCGTGACCCATCCAGTAATAGAGTTGAGCCATGACGTTTGAGCCTGCGTTTGTGGCTACCTTGAATTGTCGGACCATGTTCTGCGCGGCCTTGTAGTCGCGCTTGGCCAATCGCCGCAGCTTGCCGGCAACAGTGTGCCGCCAAGCATTGCTGTTCTTGGAGCCGGCAAGCTTGCCTTGAACCTTGGGCGCCTCCAGCGCAGGGGGCAAGCCCATTCCCTCGGCAGGACACACAGCATTCATGATCTTGTCCGCGAGTGCATCATTGGCTTGCTTGCCAACGCACTCCGGCTCATACTGCTGAAAGACCCTATCGCAGGCCACTGCCGAAGCATGCAAGGTGTCTACAAATTTCTTGTAGCCGGCGTCGGTAGGCTTCAAAGGAAGCTTGCCAAGCCAGCGATTCTCCAGCTGCTTCAAGACAGGACCGGGGGCACCGTAATTCATCTGATCGCCGTAGTAACCCATGTGGATCAGGCAAATCTTCTCCCCGCACCACGCAAAGGAGCCCGAGCCCCCGCGGTTATTTGCTACCATATGCTTGACAATGCCATGCTCACGCGCCCAGAGTCGATTTTCCTCGTTGTCAGGAACAAGTCCAGAGGTGACTCCGTTGTAATGAGCATTAGTGCTATCGAAAGCACGCATGACCAAAGTCTTGCCGAGGCAACTGCCAAAGTCGGCCTTCATGGATTTCAATCCGGCCTTCGAGACATTCCACTTGCATGGTACGAGACACAAATCGTAAAGCAGCGCCTGAGGCGGTGCCAAAGTGTCTGTAGTCACGGCGTGCCAAAAGGCCTTCTTGTAAACCTCGGGAGTGGCATTGGCCAAACAAATGGCCTCATCCATGTTGAACCAAGGAAAGTTGGAATCGCCTAAAATGCCGACAGGTTGCTTGCTGGAGTCAGGAACGATCTGCAGCTTGCAGTTGAGACCCTGTGCGGCCTGCATTGCGTAAACGGTGTGGCGCAAGATGAAGACAAAATTCTCATTCTTGTGCCGAGACGTGAGTATCGTGGAAGCCCACCAGACTTTCTGCTGGCCTCCCCTGTCCTCGATGATCTGAAAGCCGCTCTTCTCCTTCGGCATGACGCCAAAGGGATCGTACAAACTGCCCGGCATGTGGGCCTCAAAATGAGGTCGACCAAAAAGCCGGGAGAGGATGCTCTTGACGGGCGGACTCTGGTCAGAAATCGCCACTGCGGGCTGCTTAGGCGACGGACACTTCACCGCAACAGATGACTCAGCATTCTTGGTGGTCACTGGGGGTGAGGGTCCAGTCGGGTTGTACACGGC